CAGCACCTGGTTGGCCAGGAGCTACTCTAACTTGTGGTTTACCTGTTTTAGTTTTACCTGCATCTACAAGATCTCTGCCTTTAGCATCTTGACCAACTACTGATTGTCCTTTAGGTTTGGCATCACCAGTGGTTGTAGTTTTTCCTGCTTTATTGTCATTGGCAGCTGTAGGTTTTTTATTTTTATCCGTGTCTGCGCCAGGTTTTTTATTTTTGTCTACATCAACATCAGGTTTAGCTCCAGATGTTACAAACCACTTTCTTAATTTATCACCAATTAATCCTGGTACAGATAAAATACCTTCGACAGCTCCTTTTAAAGCAGCTGTTATTCCACTAAGACCTAATTTAAATGCTAGAAACGGTGCTGCTATTGTACCTATTGCTAAAGCTGTTTCACCTAGGTTTTTCTTTAACCAATTAAACGCGGTGGCAACACCAGAATCTTTTCCAACTAACCCGTTAATAAGACCCTTTGTAAATGCGTTCATTTCTTCTGGGAATCCTGCACCCAAAAGACCAGCTAATCCTAACCCGCCTAAAAGACCTAAACCGCCTCCGTCGTCTTTTTTATCGCCAAAGAAACCACCCGGACCAGGCTTCTTTGACAAGCCTGGTGCTTTGGATTGATCTTTTAAAGGTTTTTTATTATCTTTACGAATACCCATTATCTCTTTAAGTGTAGACTTCATTACACCTAAAGATTGTTTATTGTCTTTACGTAAACCTGCAATTTCCTTAAGGGTTTGTTTTTGTAGACCCTTAACATCTAGCATAGTACGGTTTACAGTTGAAAGACTGGCGCCTTTATTGACTGGGTTAGGTTTAGCCATTTATTACTTCTTCTTTTTACCTTCTTTTACTGCATCAGCACCAAAGAAAGCTGCAACCAATGCAGCAATAGCAACAAAGTATGTCGGTGCAATATCGCCAATAATTTGTGCAGCATTATCAGCACCTAAGATAGATGTTGCAAGAATGGTAGCTGGGTATAGTAACATACCAAACAAAGCAAACCATGTCATCTTTCTCATTGCATCTCTTTGAGCGTCTTGGTCTTCTAGTTCTCTTCTTTTGAACTCAAGATGCATTTCCCATTCTTCTTTAGAAATATGTCCATCACCATTAGCGTCTGCTCCTGCAACTGCTGATGCATCTATAGTTTTAATTTCTTCTTCTGCCATTAAAAACGTTCCCTTTCTTGCAGCTCTTGTAAGTGCTGTATTAACAATTCAAAATAAAGATCACGTTCAAATGGATATAAGTTTTCAATTTCTTCTATAGAGTATTTATGATGCTGGACCATACTAAAAACTGTATTATAGTAATTAGATAGGCTCGTATGAGCCAGCGCTATCAAAAAAAATCATTAATTCCTGTAAGAATAGCTGTTTTCTTTTTCTTTTTATTGTTTACCTTTACTTCATATTGTTGCTTCATAGTAATCTTAGGCATATCAGCAAAGTATTCTTGGATTACTTTAAAAGCTGAAGAGGGAATAGAATCAATAAAAGTATTCAATTCTTCTGTGCTACTATCTTTAGGATCAATAGGTTCTTCACCATCATATATTGTTTTGATACAACTTGAAAGAACTTCAGTAGAATTTTCTACAGTAGTGTCATCTGCCATTTCGAGAAGATCGTTGTAACGTGGATATCTCAATTCTAGCTTTACAGTTTCATTAATATCAATTATATTACTTTTATCTGACTTTGTTACTTCTAGATTATCAAAGTCTATTGTAACGTCTGTATAATCTTCTAAGTCATTATCCCAATATCTAATATTTTGTTCATTAGATATGCTAGCTGCTCTTAGTTTAAGAAAGAAATATTCAGTATCAAAACTTGTGAATTGTTCGGTATCAATATCATCAAGTACGCAGTTAGCTATAACCTGAACGACTGCTCTGATAAAATCATTTGGTGTACCAGCAGTCTGAGCAAGTAAAAGAATCTTCTCTTCTTTTACAAGAAAAGGTCTATACTTAACTGTCTGTCCTGAAGATGGTAATTTGAGGGTAAAAATAGGGTGTTGAATAATCGGTAATGCCATTCCAAACTCCAATCATTATCTTACAATATTTAAAAGGTCTATTGCCCTTCTAGCTGTGCTACTAGTAGCAAGTCTATTTATTACTCCCAATCCATTCTTTAATCCCGTCATAATACCAGAAGCAGAGGTAACACCGTTTACAGAAGGAGCAGAAGCCTTACTTAATGTATAATACCTATATGAAAAGTTAATAGTTACAGATGCAAATTGATCAGTCATTGCCCATTCAGTAGTAATGTCTGATACCTGTGTCGGAAATGCTTCGTATAATGTATATGTTAATATTTCTTTTGATGCTGCATCATAGAGTTTTATTTCAATTGTAGTTTCGTATTCACTCTTGTAACGAATTTTCATTACTGGAACACCAGATGGACTTACTCCATCAGATCCCTTTGAAGCATCAGAATACAATATGTTGTCTAACCATTCATTAAAGAATGTTAAAGGCTCACCATCGTTTGCTACAAAGAAAGTTAAAGGTACATCAGGATTGACCATACCGGTTACTTTTCTATCTATCGTACCATAACCTAATCTTACGTCGTCAGCTATTGTTATTTGTTTACCTGGCAAAGAGGCAGAATGACATATAAACGATAATCTTGAAGTTGAAGAACTACTAGCCCAATTAGGTGCATTTACGTTAACTAAGAATAGATTAGGTTTATATAAACCATTTCTTTGAGTTAATTCGGAAGCCATAGCCTGTACATTGAATCTAGAAGATCCGCCATTTCTACCAGCACCTGTTAAGCTGTTGATGGCGTTTACAGCTGATCCAGCTATACCAACTCCTAAATTTATTTTATTGACTACGTCAGTTATTGCCATTAATACATATCCACCGAATCTTTGAAAACCTTTTTAATATCTTGTTTCATAAATCTTTCGGTTGGCAAGAACAAAGCTAAATTCCACTCTTGAGGATATATGGTCACAAACCTAGATTTAACATTAGTATTTAGATATCTTTTGATACAAGGCTTAAACATTTTCATTCTAGAGGTTTTTTTGATTATCTCATACGTTATGTTTAGTTTAGCTTTCTTGCCTAGCTTTTCATCATCTATGTAAGGCCATAAAGCGTCCATTAACTTAGCTCTAGCTAGATGAGGTAAGTAATGCATGTTGAGACCATAGAAACTATTACTGTCACCATCTAATGGAAATATTAAAGGGAATCTATCCCAATAAGGTAGTTTGTCTTTAAATTTAGCATCATATATGAACATATACATTTTACCATAATCTAAACGAGAAGTTAATCTATCTGGATCACCTTTTAATATTCTGTTATTCGTAACAGTTTTTACATTGTCTGTGATCCAATCTCTAGCATCGACTACATTCTTTTGGATTTCTGATGGAGCTCTTGCTAACAAGTCCGTAAAAAGATAACTTGCCATTAGATTCCTAATTCCTTCTCTGTCATGATCTTAAATTGCCATCCTCTGTCTTTACAATACTCAGATGCTGCCTTCCACTTTGCTTGGTTGATTCCCCACGTTTTGACTTCATACAGATATTTTCTTGTTCTAGACTTCTGTATTTTTGGAGCCTTAGTCTGGCTGGCGGGTTTAACTTCGATAACAATGACTTCATTTGTATTCTTCTTTATCCAAAAATCTGGAAAATATCTATGCCATTTACCATCTATAGGGCTTCTATATGGTATAAAGAATTCCTCGCTAGCCCAATTAACTATGTCTGGGTGTTCGTCTAAATACATCATGAGCTTGCATTCCCACAAACTACGATAAATAATGTTAGTGGGATCACCTTTATATTTTGATTTGTTTTTAGGACGAAATTTACCCTTGTAACTCATGCATTATTTATAAGGAACAGTAATGGGCGTATTAAATGGGACACAATTTGGGCTCAAAAAGTCTACAAGTATAGCTCAAGCATCTCAAATTATTGAACAAAATAAAGCTAACATGTCAGGTCCTGGATCTATGACTTATCCAGTTGATCTACCTGGTGATACAAGATTCATACTTATGATGCATGAATACAAATATGATAGACAACAAGGAAACATCACAACATTAAGAAGTATATATAATCTTCCATTGCCCAGAAATATATCAGACGAATTAGGTCTTAATTATAATGTTACAGAGTTGGGAGCTGTTGGTGGTGAGATAGCTGGACTTGTAGGTGAGGTAGCAAGTGCTGCGCAAAACAGTGGTAACAATGCAGATATGACTAAAAACGTTGCTGAAGCTGTAAAAGGAATTGTTAACAATACTGTACAAACAGCCAAGAATGCTAGTTCTACAGACGCATTGGCTGGACTCAATGCAGCAGCTGCATCATTATCTAGCAAGAAAAATGTAACTAATGCTACAGGTGTTGTAGGATCAATACTCGGACAAGTACCAAACCCACATGCTATTACTCTGTTCAAAGGTGTGACTCTTAAAAAGTATTCTTTTAGTTGGACTTTAATGCCTAGGATGAAGGTTGAAAGTCAAATAATAGCTAGAATGATTAACAACATAAGAAGAGATGCATTACCTGAAAGAAAGTTAGGAGGATTGACATTGTCATATCCTTACGAAGCACAAGTTATAATGATGTCGAATGGAACTGAATCGTTAATGAGATTCAAACCAAGTTTTATAACAAGCATGAACGTAAACTTTACAGCTGGTGGTAGCTTGGCTTTGTTAGAAGATGGATATCCAGCTAGCGTCCAAATAGCTATATCATTCCAAGAGAACGATATTTGGAGCAGAGAAGATTATGGGCAATCTACTACATCAGCAGGAATGTTCACATAATGTTTAATTTTTTACCAATAGTTAAATTTAAAAATAGAGACATAGTTGATATAACTAAAGGCATTAAAATTGCAGATCAATTTAATTTGAATCTATACGAATTACAAAATTATGCAGTACAAGAAGGTGATAGACCAGAAGACATTGCCCATTATTATTATGAAGACGCTACTTTAGCCTGGTTAGTATTATTACCTAATGTACAATTAGATCCATATTATCAGTGGCCAATGATTACTAAAGATTTTGATAATTGGATGATAAAAAAATATGGTAGCATTGAAACTGCTATGTCTACTATACTTCATTACACTCATAGTACTAAAAATATTACTATTAGTAAAACTTCATATGATTTGAGCGCTTCTTTAGATTATATAAACGCTGGAGATTACAGACCAGTGTATGCTTATGATCACTATAGTACTATTAATGATAACAACAGACACATTAAATTAGTTTCTGATGAATTTTTACCTAAAATTTTATCTGATTTAAAAGATTTGTTCGATGTCTGATATTGAAAATGGTAAAATTGAAATTCTTCATATGGCGATTGCCAGAGTAAGTCGCGATGGAGTAGAAGACATTGTATCAGTACACGATATGTTTATTCAATGTTCTTTTACTGAAAGCATTTTTGGCGACTTTATATTTGGTACAATCACGCTAGTTGACGGTAAAGGTTTATTAACTAGATTTAATAAAGTAGGTTTCCAAGCACAAGAAATTCTATTTATAAAAGCTAGATCAAAAGATAAAGAACCCTTTAATCTACAATTTGCTGTAGGTGAAGTAACCAATATAGAATTCTCTAACCAAAGTCAAAGTTCTTCTTTTACACTAGCTCTTATGTCATACGAGAGTATAATTGATATGAATGCTAGTGTAAATCAAGCATTTCAATCCACATATAGCAAAGCTGCAGAAAAAATATTTGAGAATTATATAGAGAAAGATAGTAGATTTAAAAATATTTTTGTTAAGAGAAGTGATATAGTTCAATTTAATAAACCAAAATTAGATGTACATGATTCCATTGGAGCAGAAAAGTTTATCGTTCCAGGACAGCAGCCATTAGAAGCATTAGAATTTTGTGCAAGAAGATCTATTAATACTGACTATAGAGCTAGTGTCTTTATCTCCTATCAGAGCATAAGTGGTTTTAATTTTCATAATTTAGAAAAACTTATAGAGGATGGAGTAAAAGAAATAAAATCTAATAGGGATTTAGTTTTCAGATATGCCTCTACTGAAGAAGATCAAAGCAGTACTCCTAATGTTGAACGTAAGATAAAAACGTTTCAATCGGTAGACTTAACTAATAGTATTGATAATACTACTGCTGGTGTTTATAGAAACACAGTAAGATCTGTTGATATGATAAGAAAAACTATTAAAGACTTTAACTTTATCTATGAGAAGGAACATGTACATTTTAAAAAACTTGGTCCAAAAAAACTAGTGGACAATAAGTATCTTGAAGACTTTACTAGAAGTAATTATGAGTATCTGTTGTTCAAAGATTCCTCTAAACCTAATCAAAGGTTTGAAGCTATATTAGGAAGAAGAATGCCTTTTGTATTGAGTTTAAATAACATTAAGGTAAGTTTTTTAATTAATGGAGACAGTACTTTGAAATGTGGTAAAGTTATTGAGTTTGACATTCCAGAAATGTCAGCTTTTGATACAAAGGCTGCTTCAGAAAGATCAAAAACTAAATTCAGTGGATATTGGTTGATAGAAAGCGTTACTCATTCATTTGGTAAAGATACTTACAACTGTGTGGTAAGTGTACTTAAAGATAGTATTGTGGAGGCAATGGGATAATGTCAGTTCAATCAACATATGATACCTTTAGAAATACTTCTTTTTTTGTAGGAATTGTAGAGGATAGAAATGATCCTTTAAATCTTGGTAGAGTAAGAGTAAGAATTTTAGGGTTACATACAGAAGATAAAACATTAATTCCCACAGATGGATTACCATGGGCACAGCCTATACTACCTGTTAACAGTGCATCTGTAAGTGGTGTAGGTCTTTCTCCTACAGGCCTTGTAGAAGGGTCATGGGTGATTGGTATATTTTTAGATGGAAAAGAAGCACAACAACCTATTATATTTGGATCATTTGCTGGTATTAGTAGTGAAAAAAGACCATCGACAGAAGGCTTTTCTGATCCATTAGGAGTCTATCCTAAAGAAAAATATATGAATCAATCTGATGTTAATAAGTTAGCAAGAGGTGATAATGCATATGGCGAGGAATCTTTAGCTGTAAAAATCAGAGATAGAGTAAGAGATGTAAAAAAAGCTGTACCTCCTAAAGTACCTACAGTCAGAGATAATGAAGAAGAGTTTTTTTACGAAAGACCTTATTGGAATGAACCTAACCCAAGATATGGTGGCCAAAGAGATATCTCAAATGATAATGTACAAGATACATGTATAATCAATGAAGAAACAGGAGAAGGTCCTTCTAAATCAACCTATCCTTACAATCATACGTATACTACAGAATCTGGTCATGTCATGGAATATGATGATACTCCAGGGGGTGAAAGAATTCATCAGTACCACACAAAAGGCACGTTTTATGAAATACAACCTGATGGAACTAAAGTAACAAAAGTAGTCGGTGATGATTATCAAATTTATCTAAAAAATAATAACGTGGTAGTAAAAGGAAATGTAAATCTTACGATTCAAGGTGATGTAAGAACTTACATTCAAGGAACTAAGTATGAAGAAATAGATGGTGATTATCATCTTAATGTTAAAGGTAGCGTGATAACCAAAATTCAAGGCAATGAACAAAAGGAAGTTATGTCTGATCAAGCAACTCAAATAAATGGTGATAGACGTGAAAGAATTACAAAGAATAAAAAACTCGTAGTTGATGGATCAGAAGATAAGACAGTCAGAGGTACTTCTAATACGACAATTCATGGTGATGTTTATGAATTGAATAGAAAATATAAAAGGTTGTTGGTTGGGGAATCGTATACCTACTCAACTACTGGCAATACAAATATTACAGTTGGTTCCCATTATAATCTATTGGCTGTTGCAAATGTTAAAATTGAATCTAGTGTAACTGTTGATATAGATGGGGGTGCAAACGTAGATATTGATGGACCGAGGATAGATCTTAACTAATGTTTAACTTAGATTTTAATAAAATAGTATCGAGTTTTGAAAAGTCTGGCGTAGACGAGAAACTAAAGGCTATTGATGAAAAGATTAAAGAGAAGATGAAAGAAGTTGAGAATACAGACTTCTCAGCTCAATCTCCAGAAGCAGCTATAGCTAAAATGAATACAGCTTTAGAAGCTATTGCTGATGTTTCTGAAGATATGTTAAATGCAGCAACTGCTCTTAAAGAGCCTTTGATAGATTTTCAAACTGAGTTTGCCAGAGCAATGAATAGCCCTGAAGGTCAAACATCGATACAACAACTAATGGATAAAGCTGGTATTAACAAGTTTAAAGCTACAGACATAACCAAAAAAATATCCGATGGTCTTAGTTCGGGATCTAGTAAATTAGGTGGTCTAGATTTTGGCAAAGTAATTCCTAAAATAAAAATTAAAAAAGAAATTGATTATGACGAAAATGGGGAGCCAGTAGAAAAGTTAATAGCTATAGAATTAGGAAAACCTTCTAATAGTCCTGTGAATGATTCTGAACGTGAGCCAGATCCACCAATATTTGAACCTAAGGTTCCAGCGCAGGTATTGAAGAATCCTTTCTTAGCTAACAATGGATTGATTGTTGCTTTGGGAAGGCTACCAATAAATAAATTTCAGGTTCCTGTAACTACAGTAGTTCAAACAGATCCTTCAACTGGTGAAAACATTGTTTACGAAGCTCAAACAGATGAGCATGGTAATTCAGTGATGGTACCATCTGGGTTTCCTAGTAATGAAGATTTCGCAGCTAAGTTTGAACAAGGAAGAAATGCTGCTGTAGGTAAAATGCAAAATGCTATGGGTTCGCTCAAACAATTGTTTGGTCAGGGATCAAAAGTGTTTCAAGATAGTGCTCGTAAGCTATCAGAAGCATCAAATATAGCAATACCACCAGTACCTAGTGCAAACATTAAAGGGGTACGAAACAGTAAAGTAGATCCTGTAAGTGGAATTAGCATTAATGTTGAAGAGTTAGCTAAAATAGAAAAAGAACTTGACAAATCACTTAAACCTAAATTAGATCAAACAGGGGCACAATTAGAACTGTTTTTCAATCAACTTGGAGGAGGAGGACCAGATAATTCTGGTGCAGACGTCTAATGAGTAAGACTATAGTTAAAACCGAAATTAATTCTAGAAACCCTGAAATATTTTCAGATTTCTTCACTGATTTTTCTAGAAATGTAGTAACAGGTCAGCTTAATAAAAAACGAAATGAAGCAGCTGTAATTCAATCTGTAAGAAATCTTTTACTTACAGATAGAGGCGAAAGACTGTTTCACCCTGAAATAGGTTCTAGTATAAGATCTTTGTTATTCGAGAATGCTACTGTAGATGCTTTACTAATGACACGACAATTAGTGCAAGAGGTTTTTGAAAAGCACGAACCAAGAGCAAATTTGTTGTTCAGTGACGTGACTTTTGATACTGATAGGAACCAAGCATATATTACTGTAAGGTTTTCACTAATAAATAGTACGGAGCCTGTAACATTTAATCTAACACTGGAGAGGACTAGATAATGGCCTCAGAGTTTAACGTAGCTAATCTTGAGTTTGATTCTATAAAATCAAACTTACTTGCCTATATGCAAGGCCAGGAAGTTTTTAGAGACTA